TTTATAAAATTAGCACCCTGAATCAAAGAGGACTTTACAAAATTAAAACCATCTTTTATGATTCCTGGTCCCAGGGAGATTGCTGCTTTTGCATTAAAAATTATCGTGTCGTATGCAAACTTTCCTGCTGTTGCTACTCTTTGTGCAGTTCCAGATATTGACGTTGCTAATTTTTTACCTGCCTCCCAAACTCTGTCGGGGGTTAGTGCTTTAACAAAAGTCTTGACATCTTTTGCAAGCAAGGCGTTGTAGGCAGTTATTCCTGTTGCCTTTGCTTGTGAGGCTACCGCTGTAACCCTTTCCTTTGCAGATCCATACATTTCTCCTGCTCTTACTTTTGCTGAACCCAAGGCATTAGCAACCTTGTCTGGTGTTAAAGATCTTAATGCTGTTTTTAAATCTCTAGCCGCCAAAGCTCTTCCAGCAACATTTACAGAATTTACAAGATTTTTTCCAGCAGCTGTAATTTTTCCTGCCGCTTCATTAAACTTTCTGCTAACAGTTCCTGCGGCATCAGATATCTTTCCGCCAATAACCTTAGCTCCATCCACCATTTTTCCATAAACAACATTTGCTGCATTTGCAATTGGTTTTACTGCTGCATTAAAAGCTTGTGCAATTTTGTCTGGTGTCATGGCTCTTATGGCACCTCTGGTATCTCCATCTTTCAAAAGAATCTTTGCTAGCTTTGCGCTATTGGCAACATTTTTTCCAGCTTCTGTTAGTTGGGTCTTAACATTTGTTGCTGCTTTTGTTATTTGTTCTGACATTTTTTTTGCACTTGCAGCAGCACTGTCTGGAACGTAAGACCTTGCAGCACTTCTCAAAGAACCTTCTCTTAGGGATTCTGCTGCATATTTATTACTTGCAGATAACCTTTCCCTTACTCCCGCAAATCTTTCCTTAAGCCCTCCCAGAGCTTGCTTTCCCCTACCCAAGGCATCTTGTGCATTATAAAATGCTTTATTCCTTGCCCCCATTATTTTTTGTGGAAGGTCTGCTCTAAAGTTGTTAAACTTATTTTGCAGTTCTGTTGCTTTTCTTTTCATGGTATCTGGAAGTTTTTTGATTGAATCCAAAGCCATCATTGTTTTTAATGCAGCAGTTTCATAGGCACTCTTTACTTTTGAGGGTAATGATTTAATTGAGCCCATGGCAACTGATGTTCTAAGTGCCAGCATCTCGTAAGATCCCTTAACTTTTGCCGTAAACTTGTCAACTGCGCCCTTTAAGATTGTTGGAATTTTTTTTATGTCATTTAAAATAAGACTGGCTGCCATTTTTATATTTCCAACTACCGTATCTCTTAGAAATTTAAAAGCATTTACAATTGGCTTTGTGTATGGTGCGGCAATCTGGCTAATAATACTTCCGACAATCTTTCCAGACTCTTTAAAGTTTCTTGCAATTTCATAAGCTGTTTGTGGAACAAGTCTAAACATGCTTCCAACTTCTTTAGATATTCCTCTAACATTTTTAGCAATTTGAGATTTTTCTTTGATTGCTACAAATTTTGCATCATTGATTTGTTTTTTAATTTCTTTCGCTTGTTTTGCTGCACCAGATTCTGGCCCTTCTGGAACGTCCCCGTCCACTGCTGGGGGAACAGTTCCTGGTGGCAATGGAGGTACTGGACCTCCATCTAAAATTGCTCTCTTAACTGCTTGATCATATGTTTCTCCAGTAACAAAACCAGCTTTTTCAATTTCTGGTTTGTTTTGCTGAACACCCACCTCCAGTCCTTCTGTATACATCTCTACCGCTTTGGCTCCTTCTCTTGCTGGAGAGTTTGCATCTATAGCTCTTTCAGATCCATCAGAAAACTCTTTATTAGCTACAGTAGTAGTGGACCTTATTGCATCTGAAGTTGTGCCACTTGTCAATGGCGCAAGACCCTTAGACCTTCTTTGAGCATCGGTTAAGATTGAGTTTGGCCTGTTCCCCAAAGGACTTGCTGGCTTATTCCCAGTCCTTCCAACCTCTCTTTCAGATGCTGTCAATTCAGAATAGCTGCCTGGATTAATACCCTTTTCAGCCATGGCCTCTTGTACTTTTTTATTGTTAGTATTTGGAACGTAGCTTCCTCCTTCTTGAACAAGAGTTCCATCAGTTAAAGCTTTTTTTACATCTGTTGCTGGAACAAATTGCCTTACCTCCCCAACTTGGTCTGCAGCAGAAGATAAAGCGTTTAGCGATTTCTGTCTTTGTGCTGCTTCTTGTGCGTTAGACTGAGAAAGAGTAGTGACCTCTTCCTGTCTTTCTGCAACAACTTGTCTTGTTGCTTCTGCTAGATGAGCATCTGTTATTCTTTCTGATTTAGTAGATGCTGCTACTACGGCTGCCTTATCTCTAGTTCTATCTGCAAGAATCTTTAGCTCATCTACTGATGTTTGACTTTGAAGAAGTGATGGATCTATTGCTGCCGCTGCTGGCATTAACTGTTCGTTCCCACTGCCCCACTCTCTTGCAAAGTCAGCTGGGAGTGCGCCATCGCCCTTAAGTAATATATTCAAACCAGAACCTATTCCGGCAGTGAGTTTTGAAGCACCCTTTACGGTACCTGGAAAAAGTTTTTCACCTAATAGCTTACCTGCTCCTCCGGGAGAGGAATCAATCATCGATCTTACTCTTGAATCATCAAAGGGGATGGGGTCGGTGAGATGCGCGGCGGATAAGGATGTAACTTCAGCCCTTGGCCTATCCCCGTCTTTCAATCCAAACTCTTTTCCCTCTGGAAGGTTTTTAACTATATCTTTCATTGATAGGGCTGCTTGTTTTCCCGTTGCTGTAATTTTTTTAGATGCTGCCTCAACTGCCGCTGCAAAGTCTGTTGCGGCTCCCCCTGCCTGAACATATCTTTCCCCCATCGCCCGTACTGAAGCCCGCCCCGTCTCTCCACGATATACATTCTTACTTGGAGCATGGTCTACGGGTGGTGCTAGATCTAATCCACTATTAAATCCTGGAATTGTTCCGGCATTCATCCCTGCAATAATTGCGCCATATTTTTGTGTTGCCTCTTTTGTTACTACCGATTCTCCTGGAGTTAAGAGGGCAGGAATAGTATCTTTATTTCCTGTTCCTGGAACAGATGTAACTCCCTTTGCGTAACCCCTAGTAACAATGCTTTTTGACGCTGTACCAGAAACAATTGACTTTGCACCAGCTGCTCTTCCAACACCCATCATCATTGGAGCAGCCATTGCTGTTGCCCCTAAAGCTTTTGAGTAAGTTCCAAGCATACCAACGAGACCATCTAAAGCTTTTCTTTGTCCAAGGAATTTTCCTGTTAATCTTTCTGTGGCTCCACTTAAAGCATCGGCAGCTCCTCTTGCCTCTTGCTCTTCAGCAGTGAGATATTGAAAGGCGCTGGTATCTCCTTTTAGCCTAGCAAAAAATTTTCTCATTGTTTGCATAAGTTTTGCAACGTTAGCAATACCGTTAGCAATTAAACCAACAGTCATTAGGACAATTGGCCCTATCCCTGCAATAGCTCCAATTGAAATTGCTATAGCACTTTTTATTCCAGGGGATAGGTCATTGAAGGCGTTGGCAATCTTTGCAACAAAGTCAATAATTGGCATAAGTGCCTTCATAAAGATTTCCCCAACTGGAGCTATAGAGACCTTTAACCTTTCCATCGATGCTGCAAACTTAGTGCTAGTGGCCTCTTCAATCTTTGAAAGCTCTCTATCAGATATTTTTGCCAAGTCTTCTACAGACATGGCTGTCAAATCTATAGTTCTTTGTGCCTGACTTCCATCTTTTACAATATTTTTAAATAATGCCCCCAACCTTGCATACTGGTACTTTCCAAAAACCTTTTCTAAAGACTGCTGTTGTTCAAAATCATCAAGAGTGGCAAGAGCCTGTCCAAAGTCTTGAATGGTTCCCATAAGGTCTCCCCTATTTTTTTGAATTATTGCATCTATGCTAATCCCAAATTTTTCCATCTGTTCTCTTGCAGCCTTAGTTGGGTTAATCAGCCTAGCCAAACCAGATTTTATTGCGTTTGCCCCTTGCTCTGCGGTAACACCACCCTCCCTCATTGCCGTCATCATTACAGCAAGATCTTTTATGTCTCCACCCAAACCCTTAACAACAGGTGCTACACGGGGAATAGCAGCAGCCATATCCTGCATGGTCAAAATTGTTTCGTTCTCTGCTACGTTCAGGAAGTCAATTGTTGATGCCAGATCTTCATTAGAAACCCCAAAAGCAGTCTGAAGAGCAATTGTTGCTCCTAAAGCTTCGTCATATTCCATAAGCCCAAGTGTTGCTAATCTAATTGTCTGTTCTGTAGCGGCAGTTAGGCTTTCCCCCTGTGCTCCAGTTGCTGCTACCTTTGCTGCAAGCTCTATTGTCTCAGAAAGACTTTTCCCATACTTTGTATATTCCATGCCAAGATCTTTAACTGCTTTAAGATTTCTTTCCATTTCAGCAGTTGTTGTTGATAGGTCTCCATAAACTCTTTTAAAGGATATCTCGCTTTGATCAATCTGTTTAAAGGTTTTTGCTGCTACCGTTCCCATCATTGCTAGAGGTAATGAAAAACCAACCATAAGCTGGCGGCCAGCCCACTGAGTGTTCTTACCCCAGTTCAACAATTTTGTTGAACCTAAGTCAATCATTCGGTTCATAAGAACCTGTCGCTGTGTTGCCATTGCTGTTGCAGCATTCATCTTGTTTAGGTGTGTTGGAGTGAGAGCCATAGCCTGAGCAGCACCAGATGCTGATGTTCCCAAAGAAACATACTGTGTTTGCATCCTTCTGACATTTTGCTGTGCAACACGACTCATCATGTCAAATTCTCGTTTGAATACCCTGCTCATTCCGGGGAGTTGGGACGCGGCATATCTTGAATATTGACCTAAAGATAGCTTACCCTTGTCAATAGACTGAGAAAATCTTTCAGTGGCGGTTGTCATTGGAACTATTCGAGCATTCCACATTCTGCTTGCGTTAGCACTATCCATAAATGCTTTATTTAAGGAAGCTTGTTGAGCAACGGCTGCGCCGCTTGAAGCGGCTAGTCCTTTATTTGTAGCAGCAACCTGTGCTTGCAAAGATCTTAATTGGGCAACAGCCTGTGACGTATTAACAATTACATTAATATTAGCGTTTACTGGAGTTGACATTTTAAATACTCACCTTATTAAATTATACCATTAGAGGAAGATTTTTCTATGTAGGATATTACGAAAATGGATTTTTGGGATTACCATTTTCACCCTTTACTGATGCATACTCTAAGCCATTGTTTATTCCAAATCCTGCTCTTTGTGCATTTATTCCTTGTAGAGATGTAATGTCATTAGAGTCTTTTGCAGATCCACCACTAAAGACTCTAGACTTCATATCTTCCCACTCTTTTTGTCCACGATCTTTTCCATTTTTTCCATCAAGGTCTATTCCTTGAATTGCAGCAAAAAACTTTTTTTCTTCATAATCACTTTCTCTTTTTGCTAACAGTATAGATGTAATTTCAGGCATGGAAAGACTATCTTCTAATTGTTCATAGTCTTTCCATATCCCTAACAAAAAAATTTCAGATTCTATCTTGGCGAGATCTAGATCGCTCCAGGAGTCCCCGCCGTCAGAACGTTTCCCTCTGCATCCAGCTTGATTCCTGCTGCTGCTTCAATTACCTTATAGACGCTGGGAAGATCAATATTGTCTTCTAGTTCTGCACGATCTTCAGCATACTTATCGTCATACTGCTTCATGGCAATTTGAACGCAGTCCATAAGAAGATCCATGGACTTGTCATTACTGTCTGCAACTTCTGTGATTCCCTCAAACTTCTTCATAAACTCTCTTAGAAGCGAGATCTTTAGTGGGCGCATCTTTACTTTTGTCCCATCCATCATTTCAATTTCCATTGATTCGTAAACACTAGTAGCCATTTATAGTTCCTTTCTATGTAACTATTTAATGGATATAGTATAGCATAAAACACGAATGCCCCCACATTTCTGTGAGGGCATCCATATATACCTTTTATTAGGAAGTGCTGTTAACTGTTCTGTCAACAATTTTTCCATAAGAACCAGTATTTGCTGGAAGCAAACGGAACGAAACTTCAAACATTGAAGCCTCATCACGCTTTGCCGATACTGTAACGCTGTCAATAGACAGAGCACGGTAAGCAACATAAATTCTTTCAATGTATGAGCCTGGATCACAGTCACCTGTTCCTGGACCTACTGCGACCAAACCTCTTTCTACTGGACATTCTCCAATAGCACCTGAAGTCAATTCAAGTACGGATGCTGTTGATGCGGTACCAATTTCCATTGGATTGTCCAATGAGGTTCCGGCATCATAGTCAGAAGTTGGTGCTGCGATAGCAACAAGAAGGTTTTCCAGTGTAGCTTCAGCAAATGCTGTTGATAGGTTTACCTGCATACCTTGCTTGTATAGCTTTGCAACGTCAAGGAGCTGATCTACCTGAACCTCACCAAAATCTGGCTGGAACTGTAGCTCAAGACCATTTGTTGTGTATCCAATATTTCTAACGAGTGCTTGTCCTTCTGAAGAATCTGTCAAAGTCTCAATGTATTGAGTATCTTCAACGAAGTCTGGGAAGACTACTGTTTCTGGATCAAAGTCTGATCCTGTTGAAACGAACATAGCGGCTGCACCAACAATGATGTTTTTTGAATCTCCGCGTGTATATGCCATATTAATTCACCTCTTTTTCCATAGTTTTATTTTTCTATGGGGTTGTTTCCTCATTCTCTATTATACAGGAGTTTTATAGGTAATCTTCAATTGACTTAGTGTAATGATATTTTACGTCTACGATAAATTCTGTTATATAAAAGGGCCTGGCAGAAAAGTCTCTTAAGTTTTCTGCATCAGTTGCCAAAGATGAGGATGTCTGAAACATCCTAGAACTATGAAAATATATAGGATATTCTTCTGATCCGCCATTTTCTCTAATCCAAGCATTAATATCTTTTGCAGAATCATCCTGTCGGTCTAATATTGCCTGAACAACAGATCCCCAATACATGCTGTCGGCTTCTTTTGCCTTTAAGTGATATCTTATTTCTTCACATTTTGTTGGATAAAATGGATCTTTCATTACCTTAAACATTCTGTCATATATGAAATATGGCTTATTTTCCCAAGACTTCTTTCCAGAAGCTGAGTCTCCTAATGGAAAGATTGGGATGGTCTGCCCATAGTTTTTTGATTGAGAAAGTGATGGGTCTATCTTTTTCATAGTGTCCCATAGGTATTTATTTACAACTATTGCTGCCACTCCAAAATTAGAAAAGCTCATTATAGATCAAGTCCTTTTACTGTAAAATATCTTCTTCCTGCCACAACCCCTGCAGATCTTCCAGACTTGGTACCTTGGGAAAAGTACTGAGAAAACTCTTTTGGATTTTTTAATTGATTTAGTATTTTTTTTAAAACTGACACATCAAAGTATTGGTTAAAAAATTCATCTACTACAGATTCAAAACTACCTGAAACAAAGTTTCCACCTGGGTTATCTACTCTAATAGACTTTGTTGTAAAAACTGTTTCTGATCCATCTTCAAACACTAAAACACTAGAATTTTTAGGTTCAATAATGATGGATATTTTATTTTCCATTACGTTTGCTTTATCGACAAAAGGGGTATTTGATCCTTCGGAAAGAGAGGTAGAGGGTAAAAATTTTCCAGAAATTGCAATAAAGCTTTTTCGTGCATCAACATTAAAAGAAAACAGTCTTGAATCTTTTTGTCCTACAGAGTTCCACTCATAAACATGATGCAAAGATTCTGGACTCATTCTTGCTTTTGAATCTATATATACCCCCAATGATTCTGCGGCAATACCTCCTAGGATTCTGTTAAACTGGAGTCTTTCCATCTCTATCCCTTCAAGGAAACCATTAGAATACTTTACAGTATTATTTAGTTTTCTATCAAGGTCCAAGTTATTCATTCTTACACTAATCATTGCTAAGTCCTTGAGTGTCTGACCTATTTAACAATACCTTATAGTATTCTATTTGATTCCATGGATTTACATATGGTTCTACCGCAAGAACTTCATACGTTGTGGGATCTCCTGAGTATTCATTATAAAAAGGGTGTCCTGTTTTTGAATCATAGATATTGCGAACAATAACATCTGTAACTGGATGCCTTATTCCATCTAAAGATTCTCTTAAGTCTTTTAGTGATCTTCCAATTAATTTATCTTCATAAGAAAAAAACTCTCCAGATTTTACCGAATCTTTCTCTACTGCCCCCAATACTTCAAAGTATCCAGAAAGTGTTTGATCTAGACTCCACGTTTTATTTTCTATCCCCAACTCACTTTGTTTTTGAGTAGAATAATAAACATCGAAACTCATTGACATTAACATATCTGAGCATATCAATTAAAGCACCCCAATTCGATAAATTGGAATAGAGTAACTTTGTAGTATCTTATCTACAATAAGGTTTCCAGATCCCCTTAATGATAAATCACTATACTTTACTTTAAATTGATCTGTTTCATATTCTGTAACGTACTTCCCAATATGAGAAAGCCTTCCACATCTTAGATCTTCTATAAGAATTTCTGTTGCTTCTTTTATATTTTGAGGAACTACCGACCATCCCCACTCTCCTACAACTATATAGTCATAGTCTTTTGGAAAAACAGCACTGCCTTTTATTTCTGTAAGTGCTACAACTTGATCATAGTCGTCCCCATATAGCATAAGAGAGTCTGAGGCTGCCAGAGGTAGCTGAACTTGCCTGGACTGCTTTCTGTTATAGCTTCCTGTTTCAGCCACGGTAAGGGCTGTTTTATCTTGTGAAAGAGTATATGTTCTTTGACCAATGAGCGGGGATTCTCTGTCATAAATAAGTGAGTTATTTTCATAAACCTTATTTATTCTATTTGATCTTTTTGTTAGTGGTAAGAAGTCTGCTCCTAATCCAACCAGCTCTAAGGAATCAATCGTGTAATAAAATCCTCCAACAAGTGTATCAATTATCTGTCTTGCTGTTCTCTCTAGTCTTATGTATTCTTCTACCTCACACTCTTGATCAGAAAGTAGATATGGATTAACATATGGCCTATAAATGTATAGACTATCAATAACTACCGTTTCATCTGGCTCATCATCTAAAATTGTATAAACGCACAGTGAGTATGATCCATCATACTTTTGAAAAGATGCTGGTAGCTCAAATGATATAACTCCATTTAAGTCAGAGTCTATTTCTTCCGATAAGATTGTTTCTGTCTTCTTTGTATATATTTCCAATATGTAACTGGTTGACTCTTCTAGTCCGTCATATGTGACAGAAAAGGGAAAAGGTGTTTGTCTTAGTATATTCATTTATTATAGGCCATAATGAGATGCTACTTCACTAGGACTTGCTTCACGAATACCCTTGCGAGTGAGCCACATCTTGGCTGCCTCCTTCGTAACGATATTATATCCTTTTGAAATTCTTCCCACAGAAGACCAAGCAACATTCTTTTCAGAAAATATTGCAAGTTTGTTACCTTTTGGCTCTTCTTTTTTAAATTCTTTATTTGTAAAGTTATCTGCGGTAGCCGTTGTGACTACTCCTTCACTATTTGATTTTGTTGCAGACTTAGGTTCATGCCCTTTATCTTTTACTGTTGTTGATAGCACCAGGTTATTTTCTGATAACTCTTCTTTACCTGAAAGACTGGAAACGATCTCTGACTTTGTTTTTAGTTTTCCTAGATCAATATTGTTTTCTGCAGCATATTCTTTTAGCTGTGCAATGGTCATACTCTTAAAATTTGACATATTCAATGTACCTTTCCTCAGCTTAATTATATCAGAATATGCTTAGAGGGGCAGGTTTTTGGCCTACCCCTCTTGGGCTATTCAATTTTTATTTAATTTAGGATGGGTCGGCTGCTGCATCTGCAAAAGCAACTGCGTCAAGCTCTTCCCATGCAAGGCCCAGACGAACGAACACTGTGTACTCAATCGTATCCTTCTTTGCCTTGTACTCACGGTTTACTGTGATATCTCTTTGGAATCCCCATACACGGTTCTGTGGGAATGTCAAATCAACATAGCCAGCAGGGTAGTAAGGAACTTCAAGAACGTCAATTCCCAGAACACGGGTAACATTAGCGTTACCAACAGTCTGTCCAGCACCGCTCAAGTAGTCTTCACGGCGAGCAGGAGTTCCTGCAACGCGAGGATCAAAAGCTGCTGCAATTGCATCAGCAAGTGTTCCGTTGTTCTTGACGATACCTGCAAAGGCATCTGTTCCAGCATAGAACTTAAGGTTACCCTTAACGGCTCTGTACTTACGAGGAAGAGCATAGATAATGTTTTGCATTACCTCTGGTGTCCAGTTATTATCTGCGACTGTTACAACTGACTCATGAGCGTCTCCACTTGTTTGTACTTGGTTTGTGAATCCGTTCATAATTCCTAGGAATGGATCAGATCCACCGTCTCCGTTGATCGCCAAGTCTTCGATGTCATTTGCAAAAGCATTTGTCATCAAACGAACAAGATGATCTTCAAGAACTCCACCTTCGATATTATCTTCCAGTGATTCCGTTGAAACTTCCCAGTCTAGACGAATCTTCTTCGTTGTAAGTTCAACCTTTGTAAAGGTAGCCCCAGCGTTTGTATATTCACCAAGTGCTTGGGCTGCTGCACGAATAACGCGCTCTCCAACGTTGACCTTTTCGATCTCCATTGTGTTTGCTCGCATTGTTACTCTGCGTCCATCATTAGCGAGAACGGTTGCGTCCCAGACGTAATCAATAAATCTACGGGCTTGTTCAGGATTAAGTAGTCCTGACGCGACACCCGTTGGGTTCACTGCGTTTGGGCCAGTTGTATCTCCATAGTTGGCGTTAGGAATATTACCTAGAACGCCAGCACCTGGATCTGTTACTCCGCCAATATCTCCAGCAGCTACAGCACCTTGTCCCTGATAGAGACCTGGGGCTGTACCACCAAATTCACCAGACTCTCCTGGTTGGTTTTTTAAAATTTCTTGTGACATTATGTTTCACCTCCATTTGTTATTTGTTTTTTTAAAATAGGTCGGACTTTTTGAGGAAACGTCCACCCCATAGGGATTTTTGAGCCTTTTCGAAAATTGGCTCCTGTACAATCTCACCGAGATCGCCAGACTTACGGAAAGCTGTATCTTTTTCCACTGCGTCCACACGCTTTCCAAAATCATTTTTTACTGAATCAACATCCTGCTTGACACTTGCAACTGTTTTATTGAGACCTTCAACCTTCTCATCAATAGTTTTAACGGTGTCAGCAAGCATACTGAACATAGATTGGACTTGATCTCCAAGTGCCTTGGTCGCTTTCAGCTCTTCGCTATCTTCCTTCGGCATATCGACTGCTTTTTCATCTGTAGAATCTTTACTTCCCATAGACTTCATTTCATCCATATCGTCTTCGTCATCCATATCGTCTTCATCCTCTTCCATTCCTGGAACAGCTTTTTCAACATCTTCGGATGACTTTTCAACTTCTTCTTCTACAGCCTTTTCAACTTCTTTTTCTGCCTCAACAGCTTTTGTAGTTTCTTCTTCTGTAGTTTCAGTTACTTCTTTATCCATTTTGCTTACCTCCTTTACCTCATTTTTTACAGTAGAGAGTATAGACTTAACTACCTCCGCTTTCTGCGTATCGTTAGTTTCAACAAAACCAATATTATTCATTCCCTTATCGCATCTAGGGCAATCTGATGTATTGTTGGAAGCCAGTTGTACTATATTATCCTCACTACACCAAAATACGTTTTCTATCAGGGCTTTAGATAGAAAGCCCCCAGCTTGTCCTTTTTCAATACTAATAACATTTGCGTATTGGTTAGCAGGATTGTCTACCAAAGATAATTCAAAAAGATCATACTCTTTGATAATTCTTATTGATTTTTCCATGCCCTCGTCATATACGTCTTCATAGTCCTTTACGTTCCCACCAATAGAAAATCCTGTAAGAGTCTTATCAAGAACCTTTTCCCATGTGTCTTGTGCCCCCTTACTTACATATGCTGAAACAAAAATTCCCTTATACATTTTTTCAGATTCTTCATCATAAAAAGAATCTTCCTTAAAGGATACAAGCTTTCCCACAGCTTTTTTGTCATCATGCATCTCTCTTATATTCCCTCTAAATTCTTCAAAGGCTTTTATGCTTGCTTCAGAGGGAACAATGTCTCCTTGACGATCAATATTGTCTAGCGTTGCAAATCCAGAAACGACCCTTCTCTCAATATCAATCTTGGCAATAGGCATAGATAGCTTGAGGCTGTTTCCTTCAGAAGACCAGCTTGCTTTAGAAATTTCCATATTAGATATATTATACCAACAATTTTTATCAAATTGTTATGATACTCTTCTTCCTTGTCCTTGAGCATTTCTTCCAGTCGTAGTTGCAACGCTATCTGAACTTCCGCTAGCCCTTTCAGAGTCTCTTTCTCTTGTTCCTTCAGAGTTTGCTTTTGCATCAGATTCTTGATTTTTCATTACGAAGGGCTCTGTTCCTCCACCGTCTGGTCTAGCTGGCATATTTATTTTTTCTCTGGCTTCGTCTGGAAGGAGAATCTGAGTCTTTACAAATCTTTCAAGGATCTGCGATTGAGCAACCTCGTCTGTAAGAGTTAGCTCATTAAACTTTAATTCAACAAGGTCGGTTACAGTTCTAACTATCTTAGCTACTACCTTTTCAATATACCGCTGTCTTGGTCTGGCTACCTGCTCCTTAAATGTTCTATCTTGTGAAAGAGCTGCTGCAAGACCGCCAGAATCTGATCCTCCAAGCTTTGATAGTGGCACTTGATGAGCCATCAGGATATCGTCTCTATTTGTTTTATGATACTTATCAAAAGAAGCTTCTTGAATATTAGCTTCAATTGGCTTCATTTCAAATTCAATCTTATTGCCATCTTGATCTGCAGGAAGTGGTACATATAGGGTTCTATGATTTTGTCCTTTTAGTCCTGTTTGCAAGAATCTAAATAATCTATCTTCTGATTCAGAGTCTAGTCTGGCTCCCTTAACTACAACAACATATCTAGGTACCGCCTTATTTTCAAAATAATCAATGTTAAATTGAGCAGCAAGCTGATCGCCCTTCAAAGATAGGTAGGCAGAGATGATATCTGGAACCCCATAAAAGGTATTTAGTGGTGAGTATGACTTAAAGTGAACAACCTCATTTGGTCTAGGGTCTTCTGTTATTGGGTTTGGGTTTGTTCCTTCAAAATTTCTAAAGTAAATTACCTTACCGCCAACAATTTGAACAAAGCCATCTCTAACTCTTCGCACTCTCATTGTGGTTGAGGGAATGTGGCCCACATATCCAATATTTCCGGCTACCGTCCTACCAACCTCAAGGTATCCATTTCCTGTAGATTCAAGATCAAGAACAACACGCTCCATACTAGTAATAAAGCTGTCATCATCATTAAGGCTTTCGATCCATTCAGTTGCCTGTCCTTTAAGTCTTTCAATTCTTTTCTTTGCTTTTATCATAGCTGTTTCATTTTCCATATTTTCCATTCTAAGAACAGAATCTCTGGTTGTATCAAATCTGTATCCAAGTCCAACCATGTTTGAAACCTTGGCATCTATTGCCGCATGGTTTGCAAAATTTGTGTCATAAAAGTTAGCCAATTCATATAGGTTATATGGTGGAGTAATTACATCAAAAAGACCATATCCATTTCTATATACTTCTCCTGGGTTGATCTGTCTAGATTCTGTTCCATCTATGCCGCGAGATCTAACGCCAGCCTCTTCAGCATATCTACCAGTTACCCTTCCCTCTCTATCGATAGGAATATTTATGTTTGCTTTTTCTATTTTACTTTCCGCCCTGCTGGTTTTTCTTTTAAAGTTTATGTTTATTCCGTTAAGATCTTTAAGATCTTCCCAAGACTTGACAAAACTATCTTGGTCTTTAAATGGATCTACTCTTTCTATCTCATCTGAATATCTTACGGCTATGTCTTGTCTTTCCATTATGAGTCATCCCCGTATTTCTTTAGTGTTTGCTGAGCATCATAAACGGCCCCCATATCGTTTATGTTAGGAATTAGGCCACTACTCATCCTTTCCATTTGTACTGAGTGCTCTTCATCTGTTGCTCTTTTAATCCCTGCATAAAACCAGGGGTCTCCGTCTGGTTGACCAAAGTGTGCGGCGGCTGATCTTATCTCTGACATCTTTAATAGGTCATTTCTCATAGAGGGTATATTTAGCATGTTTCCTTCTCCATCATGAAACAGGTGTCCATCTGGCAATCTCCAAAAATAGAGACCCCAGTCGTATGCTTTTGGTATTACTGTGGCCTTAGATTTGCCAAGTTTGTTGTTTTTTGGTTTGCTCATGGTTAAATTATAGCAGATTATACTGGTTTGTTGATAATTCCCAACCAGGTTTGGTCTGCAAATAAATAAAAATCGTCATCTATTAAGGACATTCCTAGATCATCATCAATAACAGATATGTTTGTTCCTACATATGACTGATAAATATCTCTTGGGGTTGTTGAATATTCTTTTATTTCTTCTAAAACATAAACATCTTTCCATTTATTTGGCTCCAGAAGCAATCCATTTTCATCGTACCAGTATTGCCAATCTACAATGTTTCCTATTGTTGGATCTTGCTGTCCATATAGCACCTCGCTCCAGTTTTTAGTTACTATGCTAGAAAACTCATTTAACCCGGTAGACCTAAAGAATGAAAGATTATTATATGTGGCTCCAGAGAATATATTTAAAGACCCTGTATAGCTGTCAAGGATGATTGCGGTATTAAAGGATACAGATATGGAGTTCCACTCATCTTTAATGAGATAGGGATTTTTTACTTCTAATCCATTTTGATAAAAAACTAAGTCATTAAGTTCTATTTTTGTTACTTTGTCTCTGGCGTATAGTTTAAATCTTTTACTTGTTTCGTCTAAAACAACTACAAACTCCGTGGCTCCTTGTTCATATAAAAGTTCAAACATTACTTGAGAAACTGGTGACACCTGAAACTGATCATATTTCATAAATAGCTGAAAAGCTCCAAGGGAGTAGGAGGACTCTGAGTTGTTTATTGGGACAGCTATCCCATACTCAATGTCTTGGTCTTGACTGAGTAGCCTAATTCCACTATTTTCTGTTAGGTATAGGTATGGGAGGTTGTCTTTATTTATCATTACTGGGTTTTTTGATTTTCCACTATAGTATATTCCAGTCTTAACATATGGATAGATATCTTTTCCAGTTTTAGTTCCTATTGGTGTAAGTCCATTTTCATTCAAAGATTTTGAAGAAATTTCAAGATTTTTAATTTTTAGCGGCTGACTAACAATTCCATCTTGTTGAATTTTAAAATGAACAACCATTGCAACATTTTTAAAATTTATGGACTTTGGGGGATAAATGACTACTCCATCAATTACCCCAAATTTTGTTTTATATGCCTTGTATGGTTCTTGATTGGTATTCTCTTTTTCTGCATATACCGTGTAGGAGTCAGTCAGCTGCTTTGTCTCTATAAAGCTTGATAGTGGTTCATCTGCTCCTTCTGCTAGCAACTGAAATGTTATATATGCATCTAGAGAAGAGTCCTCTGTGCTTATTAGATATTCAGTAATTATGTTATTTTTTAAATCTAAGTAATTTACATACCCAGATAGGAGGCTATTATCTAAAACCTCATAGCTTTTCTGTATTGGGCTATTAAAATTATTAAAAAGTTGCTGATAGCTCCAGTCTGGATTATCAACTTCATTTTCTATGATGCTAATTAGAGATGGATATCCAAAATTTAATTGAAGGTAGTCAAGATCATAAAAAATACTTCCATCTCTTTTTGTTACATATGATGCAAAATAAGAAAGAGGAAAATATTCTTCCCATTCAGAATATACGGAAATATCCAAGAAGTAGGACTCATATCGAAAGAATGGTGAAAGTGTGTATGAGGCATAGTGTTCTTCTAAAAGATCTTCACTTAAATTCTTTGCTATGCCGTTGTCATGAAAATAACTGGATATTTGATTAAAGTTCGACTGATCTGAAAACCCAACTCTATAAATTTTTCCTTCAAAGGTTGTCGAGCCATCTCCACCAACATATACTTCTAGATTTTCAGGTGAGCCAAAGAAGGATGATATTTCATAATTAAAGTTTTCAGATATTTGCTGTATATTAAATCCTACAACAAAGTTACTATTAAGAACACTAAATCCAGTATCAGGTAGTTCTTGGCTATCAAACTCATACTTTACGTTATACCCTGTTAGACTTATTTCAAATTTTTTACCATTTGTTTTATTTAGTATTTGGATCAGTGGTCTTTTTGATGCAACTTCTTCTTCTACCTCAAATATTCCGTACAGGGTGGTTATGGGGCTTATCAAAAAAGATAGGTTTGTAAAATTTAAGTATCCCTGCTCCGTCCAGTTTGTTCCAGAATCTGAAACCCACTCTCCATCTACTATGTTGGGCCTAAAAGAAAAAAACATGGAATGACCCCCTGATGGATAGATAAGATTGTTTAAATCTTTATTATCTTTATACCACTCTTGAACATCTCTTCCCCCTAGATATATTTCTGGCAACTGATAATCTGGAACAGATATTGAGTCTCTTGTTGCTACTAGGTTGTTGTAATATCCTGCATCCCACCTTTCTACGTCTGGATAAATCTTATTAGAGGTATATCTAGAACTAGAAAAATCTATAACGGCCTCTTCTCCATCGAATGAATTATTTATCGTTTGAACCGAGTCTGTACCCTGACCCCAAACAAATCTTTTCTTTGCTACTTGATTTGATATTGAATATGGCATGATAGATATACAATCAATTTCCATTAAGTCTATATCCTCGTAGCTATAAAATCCAAACCAATCACTTTCTGAAAAATCTACCGTATCTTTATTTATCTGTATTTGACCGACTTGCTCTCCATTTATTAAAAGAGATACTGCATCATTCTTTATAACAATGTGAACGATCATTGGCCTATACCATGTTGAAATATTATGAGATATGAATTTTTTATCTACTACCAGAGTTAAAAATCCTTCTTTTACATAAAGTCCATCATTTGTATCTATAGTCCCTAGTATTTTTCTTGATTCTTTTGTAGAAGGTCTTACCCTAAGCCAAAACTCTAAGGTGTAGTTTTTATACCTACCATTTTTTGTAAGCATGTTTTTATTTGGAAAAATAAGTGATGGAGATCCATTTGATGATGGATAAATTTTTGTTATATTCTCAGATCCAAATATCATAGGTATTCCTGTATTTTTTGCTAAAAGCTGTCCATCCTGGATAACATAATATGCATTATCAGAAAGTAAGCCATACTGATCTCCCGAAATCACATACCCTGACAGACCAGAGGATACTGGAGCTACTTCTTTAACTCCTCCCAGCGAGTGTGAAGAAAAATTCTCTGACCACTGCCCAACGGTAATTCCATTAAGTATAAAATCATAGTCTCCAGAAGATCCTCCAGTTTTCAACTTTGCTCTAAAAAACACTTTACATGAGTCAGAGTCGAATTCCTGGATTATAAAAGAATCTTCAATTTTTATCCAACCTTCTCGCTCTAATGCTGGAAATATAGAGAAGACTTCTATGGTTGAAGATGTTGCATTGTCGTAATACTCATAGCCAATCTCATACTCTGAAACATAAATAGAGTCTTGATAAACATACATAGAGATAGAAAAAGTTTTTAATGTTTCACTACATTCATTAAAATCAAAAAGCTCTGGACTTCTTGCTTCAAGGGTGTCTCCATCTAAGGCTGGTACATCTCCTTCTACCCCCGAATAAATATTACTGTCAAAGGGGGATCTTTGATTTGGCAAAGACAGATCATCATTAGCCGTTCCACCAGAAATACTCCAGCCGGGGTAGGGGGAGGATGGTTCAAATTTTCTTTGAACATTACTTATTAAAGAAATATAGGATGCGTCGTCATCTAACGGCCAAATGGCTATTGGGTGTTCAGAATACACCTTTGCGGCATAAAGATTAGAAACAGCAGTCATGTAAGTTCTCCTATCTTATTATAGCAAAGAGGGGCAGTCTAAATTGACCACCCCTCTCTACGCCCAACCTATTTATGCTGAAACGAGATCTACCACATCACATGAACCTGCTCCAGCTACACATGCAAGTTCCTGAGATCCAGTAGTTGTATCTTCCATCTCATACAAAGGAAGAGACTTCCATGGGATTTGCTTTGGCATGGAACTTAAAAGTTTTTCATACTCATCTTTAGTTATTTCTTGATATGGTGCCTGTCTATAGCTATGCTCCGAAGCTGGTAGGAATGATACCCCTCCGATTGAATCAAAGTTTTTAAATACCCAGGCTCCTACGTCAAGCCATTCCTCTTCCTTGATATTAATGGTTACGGATGGATTGTGTTCTGTCCAATGTGTTCTATAAACTTTCCAGACTTCAAGGTGGTCTATAGCTGAAATGTCTGCTGTGACTACCGCATTTTTAGGAGCCTTGATTGGAAAAGAAAATACAGTTGTCATATCTGGTTTCATCACATCTGGCTCATTTGGAACATTAAAGTCTTTAAGAAATGCTGTAAGAGGGTCCTTGTTATCTGCACGAACAGTTCTAATGTAGTACTCTGAATACCACGGATGGATTCCACTAGAAACTCCGGCCAACTGAGAGACAGTCCCCGATGGCTTAACTGTTGTAATTGCAACGGAATGATTAATTCCAAGAACGTCTGCCTCTTTCTTGTTTACTTCAATAGCTGATTCTCTAAGTCTATCAAGCATTCCTGCAAGATCTTTATGGACTTTTCCTGTTAGGGAATTTCCAAAAATTCCAGTAAGGGACACTCCAAGAAGTCTTTCTTCTTCACAGTTATCTTTCCAAGACTTTCTAATATATTTAAAATTTGTCAAAGAGGATTGCCACGTTCCAAGAATTGTTGCCACTTCAATCTTATCTCTAAGGGTTTCTTCTGTATCATTTGCATCAATAACTACCTCTGTGAGATTACAAAACTCATTGGCACGAAGAAGAATTTCACCACAAGGATTTGTTCCAACTACCTTGCTAGAATCTCTACGGTCAAATTTATCAATATGTTTACGAACAGAATCCATGTTATAGATACCTCGTTCCCCTGATTTTGACTCATAAAGGTTACGCCATTCCCGAAGGAACTGAGCAGTATTTGGCTTGCTATTGTATACTGCTGAGTTATTTGCCAATGCTCTTTGTCCTTCTGTTTCCCACCATTGACCTGATTTAGCTTTAGCCATTTCAAAGTCATCAAGGTTAGAAAGGGAAATTAAAGCACTTCTGCGTACCCCGCCGACAACTACCACCTCTCCTACCTTGCACATCAAATCATGGGCCTCAATAGGCTTTAATCTTCTTCCTGATGCAATCTTAAATTGTTCAACGGTAAACTTAAACAGTTCATCTAGTGGTTCTGGTCCAGATGCTCTACCTCCAAAAGTTTTTAACCTTGCCCCTGCTGGGCGTACCTTTGACATGTTCCATTCAGGAATCTGACCTGTAACAAGAAGACCAATTAGCTCCTTGTATGCTTTTGCCCATCCAAGTTTAGAGTCCTCTACAATGATTGTTGTATTTGTTAAAAATAGTTCTTCGGCAATTACGGGTAAAAGGTTTGTATATTTTTGTTCAACAGAAAACCCAACTCCTGTTCCATTCATCAGCACATACATAGCTTCATCAAAGGCTCTTAGACTGTCTACCGCAATAAAGCTACAGTTATACGCTGCAATATTATCTCGTTCTAAGGCAGGTCCTGCAGTCATTAAAGATCTCATAGATGGCATAACTTTATGATTTAAAATAGAATCCTTTACTTTGACAAATTTAACATCATTTTGATCATAGTCATAGTTTTTTACAAGATGATTTTTCATAAAGTCTATATATCTATCTACTGTCTCAGACCACGTTTCCCTTCTACCTTTTTCTTCTATCCATCTGCTATATCTTGATACTGCAATAAAATTGCGGTAGGGGTCTAAAATTGATCCATCTTCGTCAATAAATGACATATAAACACTCTCCTAATAAGTAATTTTGTAATAATAATTGTAGCACTAAAAAGGTAAAAAACAAAACAGCTATATATTTTTTTTAGATATAATTCTGTCTATTATGAAATCCTCATTACATCCCTGCAAACATTAAAACTGCTTCTAGCCCTGATCCTCCGCCTGCTGCAGTAGGAATGTCAAAATATGTAGTTCCATCGTTCGTAAATTGCCAAGCATCTCCAACTTCATTCCACCTTATCTCTACGTCTGCTTCTGATCCTCTTTCTACAACAAGGGATACGCTTTCTCCTACAGATGCATCTGCATTCATCTTAAATACTGTTCCATTTAGCGAAACATTTCCTGTAAATATAGGTGAGTTTAGTGGTGCTCTTGTAATATCTGTCCCATGCACATGATCTTGCCTGGAGTATCTAAGGCTAGTTCCAACTCCTGCTGTTCCGTTTACAATTGGATCTAGGGAACCCGCTTGACCTATAATATAGGCCGTTGTTGCTATTTGAGTAGTATTAGTATCTGTTGCTGCCGTAGTAGATAGGGGGATTCCAGTGAGGGTTGGGGAACTAGAAAGAACTACACTTGTACTTCCTGTTGATAGTGTTACGCCTGTACCACCATTTGCGACTGTCAAAGTTCCTGAAACATGTGTTGTTAGCCCAATCTTTCCCCATGATGGTGCTACACCAACTCCACCTGATATAAGAGAGTTTCCTGTTGCGACATCAGATAATTTTTCTAATGTTGTTTCTCCAGAAGAAAAAAGGATATCTCCTGTAGCATAAGAGGTTAATCCTGTACCTCCTGTATTAACAGCAATTGTTGTTGCATTCCAGGTACCCGTAGTGACGGTTCCTAAAGAAGTTAAGCTTGATCCAACTATGGAAGATCCAAGTGTGGTTGATGTTAGCACAGAAACATTATTTATTTCATAACTTCTACCCGTTGCAATATTAACATCTCCTCGAAAATCAACTTGTCCAGATGTAGCTCCAATATTTACTATTGTTGCTGCCCCACCAATATTTAAGGTAGTAGAGTTTGTATCAAAAATATTTGCAGATAAATTTGTAGTTGATAGCGTTGCATTATTTATGCTTATTCCGTTAATAAATGCGGGATTTAATAAAAAATTGTCTAAAACGCTAGAAAGATCTTGTATGTCTGATGCTACATTTACTGGGTCTGTAGAAAGTGGATATGGTAAAGAGTAATTGGTAGTTAATCCAGTAGACATGTTTCAATTATATCATCTAGCTAGATTCTATATACCTAACATAGACAACTCCTGCACATCCATGACCTCCATGGGTGCAAGAACCTCCTCCACCACCGCCGCCGTAACAAGATCCTCCGTGCCCATGCCCATCAGAGGCTCCTTGCTTAGTTCCTCCCGCCCCACCAAAACCAGTTGTTGATCCAGTAACTATAGTAGTAGACCCAGTTTGCCCTCCTCCTGTAGAAGAATTTCCTCCACCACGACCGCCGCCGGAAGATATAAGTGTCCCTAGACTTGAAGTCCCGCCAGTCCCACCTCCGCAATCGCCACACCCGCAGCTTCCACGTCCTCCTCCACCACCGACGGCCACAGCAATGTTTCCACTAGAAACTGTGTGGGTATTTTGATTAAAGTATCCACCCCCACCTCCACCAGCGGGTCCGTGAGCATGATGGATGTTTGATCCTCCTCCACCACCGCCTTTTACAGCTCCAGTTATTGAACCCCCGTTTGTAACGCCTAAAGTGGAGGTTCCTGTAAACGCATGAACCTTATAGGCAGTCCCCCCTGTTGAGTGTGATGTAGTGGTTCCCCCAGTTGCGACCACCCCAAGAATAGTTCCATCTGCAGTACTTGTTGCTGGTCCATATCCTGCTGGCCCAAGTGCTGCCATATTAAAAGAGTAGGAGGTTCCTTTTGATCCTGAATTAAAATTAAAAGAGCTCTCTGATGAACTTACTACATTGTCAGATCCATTTATTTTTAAATTATAATTTTCTATAGGTACTCCAATATCTAAGGGTGGAACCCATGAAACTTGAGCCCGGCCGACACCGTCGAAGTTTACTGAAAAGTTTGTAGGCAGTAGAGGAAGTCCGATTGCCCTAAGCAAGCTATTTGTTCTTATGCTTGGGGTTTTTAGGCTATTGGCACTTATTCTAAAGAGAGACATTTTTTATGAAATCTCCGAAACAAACGACGTAACCGAAACAGTTGTAGCTGAACAGGAAAACTTTAAGTTTCTAGAGTTAGCTAGAGTTGCGCCAACAGTAATAAATATTGTATCATTTGGTGCTACGGAGGCATCATAAACTAAAAATTCTTCTGGGGTGGGGGCAGTGGTTCCACCAGTTGAGCTTATTGCAATTCTGAACGTTGCTGTTGCTGCTCCTTGATTACATACGGCTATTGTAGAAATTACTGCCGTTGTTGATCCAGACGTACTGTACAGGGTATTATAACTTGTAACACCTGCAGCAGCGGGGACCCCTGAAACATTTTTGTATACTGTTGCCATATCAATCTCCTTAAATTTATAAATTAATTATATCATAAATTTATGCCCCCATAAGAAAAAATCCACCTGGTCCTCCGGAAACTTCGTCTCCATCATAGTAAATCCTTCCATCATTATCTATCCATGAAACTACATTTCCGCTTGAGTCTTGCCACTCTTGCATATTTGCAGATTGAAGTGGTTGAGCCTTTACAACTATTCCTTTATGATTAGGGTTTCCAATAACAACACTTATTCCTATGCTTGTTGCTTGGGATGTTGAACCTACCGTTATATATCCAGCTAAATTTATGTTCCCCCCCGCACCAACAGATCCTACAGAGACAGAAGAAGAGTTTTGCCACTGTTGAAGAGGGGAAGTTTGAGAAGGTATAGCCCTAATTGTTATTGGAACCGTAGATGTTGATTGAGCTGTTATAGTATTAGCAGAAGATGTTAAAGAAACTTGCTCTATGTATGTTCCTGGTAATCCCGAAATAATTGAATTAATTGTTGCAATATTGGAATGAAGTACTCTAAAGTTTCCCTCAATGCTGTCGTCTGGTATTGGCTCTGTTGTCCAATCATCTACCCCATAATGATAAACCCTTATAGCTTCAACAATAGATGCTTCATCTGATAATGATGGAATACGACTTTTATACTGATACCCTACTAATTGAGACATAAAATCACCTAATAAAATTATACCACTGCAATGGTAGTTGCAATATCAACAGTTTCTGAATTTAGGTTTATCCAACTACCCCCAGAGTATTTTATTCCACTTACTGTTATGTTTAGATTTGCCCCTGATATTGTTTGAGATGCTATTGTTAAAACCGTTATATTGGTATTTATAGGTGTAAGATTAACTATATATCCATAGGGATCAGTAACGACAAATCCAGGTGGGATTATTTCAGAAACAGGAACACTTATAACACATGATCCAGAAGTAAATGTTTTTTCAATAGATCTGCTATATTTTGGTGGATTTAGTCTCAGCACTGAATCCCAGTCATCTCCAATTACTTTTGGATTATAAATAAAAAGCCATCCATAATTTTCTCCAGCAGCGGTATTTATATATAAGTCTCCATCTATGGGAGTTATTACATCTCCAAATACATTTTGAGATACAGAAGAACTATTTGGGTTTCCTGAACCCGCGTAAAATGTAGATCCTCTTTGTCCTTGTGGACCAAAATCAACTCCAACGTCAATTGTTGACGGGGAAGCTAAAACAACTAAATCATCTGTATTAACCACAACATCAAATATGGCGGTCATGGTGTTGTTATGTCTCCAGTAACAGAAAGGTTTCCAGTTAGTAATGTATATACGATGTTTGCGTCTGATTGATCTTGAATAGATATGTCATAAAAGTAACTTATTCCTGGAGTCAAGCTATTTCCAACACTTGGTCTAATCTCACACGTTACAGCATTATCTGAAATAGATGTATTTGCTATTTTAGTGTCTCCTGATAATCCATTTCTGGAGGTAGATATTCTAAAATAAGATTCATAGGTAGAACTATCAATTGGATAAATATTTCCTGCCGACGTTTTTGGGCGAATTACAAATTGATAAAGATCACCTTTGTAATAAGATATATTATAATTTGCTGGAAAGGACATACGTTTATTATATCATTAAGATACTCTATTTATATAGCCATGAATTGATATAACATTTGCAGTTGCTGCAAATGCTCCCACTACTTGAGAGTTATTGAGGAATAGTCCTGGGACTACTAAAACTAATCCCGATTCCCCTGGAATTGTTATTTCAACTAAGTCTGCCGTTGCTGTTCCACCGTATTCAATATCCAATGCCACTGAAGAAGTTGATGTGTTTTGGCAGTATAGCCAAACTTCATCAAAACTTGATGTTCCGCTTATTGCTGTGTGAATTAGCGTTCCTGGAGTTGCTGTTTCGGCAACAAGAATTCCCTTTCCGTTTGTTGATCCTGACAGGGGGATCTTAGAAAAAGTCGCCATATATAAATTATATCATTTCTTTGGATATGGTATTTGTAGTTCATCACAACGAGTACCCGCTGGGTCATCACTACCCTTGCCATAATAGGTAGAGTCAATATTTCTACGGCTTACAATCATATAAAACTCTGCATATGGCAACCATGCTGCGTATAGTCCTGTTGGACCTGACATTTCTGTTATTACTTCCCAGATATCAATGTCTTCTATGTTGAGTTCCCTCGAATAATCCCAGGAGTCTGAGCTGGGTAACTGTAAGAATGGAGAATCCATCCAATTCTCATCAAAGTACTCTTCTGTACCTTTAAGAATCATTTCTGTTGTTTTAAATCTAGGCATATGGGTATCTTATCACAACTATACCAGACCCACCGGACCCGCCTCCAAAATCAGTTGGGGTGTACGCTCCACCTCCTCCACCCCCACCAGTATTAATAATTCCTGATGCGCCGACGGAGCTTCCACTTCCCGCGCCGCCGCCGCCGAGCCCCCCTGAGTAACTGGTACATACACCATTAGCTCCACCACCACCACCGCCTGAGTAATATTGTGATGTTCCAGAAATTGAATTTTGCAAACCAACACCACCCAGGTATCCACTTACGGGCAAACCACCTGCACCCCCACCACCGCCGCCAATGCGGTAAGACCCGCAGGTTGTTGATGAAGATACAGAACCATTAAATCCTTGTCCAGCAGTTCCAGATCCTGCTGAATTTGCGGCGTTTGTTGTAGCTCCACCGCCAGAACCCCCAGACGAACCATTTGTCGCCCATCCTCCTCCTCCGCCTCCTCCAGTTGGGGATATTCCAGAAAAAGATGATGATAATCCAACAGATCCAGTCAATCTTGGTGAGTTTGGCGCTCCTGCGCCTCCATTTCCAACAACAACGCTATATGATGTTCCTATTACTGAAGTAGATCCTCCAAGAAGACCTCCTGCTCCGCCTCCGCCGCCCATGGTAGTTCCACCGCCTCCGCCGCCCGAAACCACTAAATACTCTAAAAGAACATTTGGAGGTGCATATAAGATATTAACTTGCCCAGAAGTTGTAAAAATATGAGTTTTATATCCTCCACTAACACTTACTAATCCACCGATGGCATCAATAAATGTTTTTAAACCTTCGTCAGGATTACTTATTCTTTTACTAACAAAATATCTTTGAACACTCATGACATAAACATCCTTTGCGAAATCACTATTTGATCAGAATCTACTTCAACGGAACCGGAACTACCCGCAATAATCCAAGCAGTTCCATTATATACCTTAAGTATGGGGTTATTCGCAACAGTGCTATCAATCCAAAGATCGCTAGAGATTGGAGAAACTGGTTCAGATGCTGAATAAGAAATATTTCTTTGATATGAAGATAATGTTGCCGATAGCTGTGCGGAAGTTACGATATTTACATCTATATAAAGGTTCCAAGCATCACCGTCCCAAATCCAAGATGTACCTTCAAATGAAAATTGTTGGTCTACTGTTGGGCTATCTGGAAAGTTTATAGCCATTAGGACCTGCCAAACAAGAAAAATGGATCAAAATCTGATGCATTTGGACCAATAATTCCACCATACTGTAAGCTTGACCATGAGGAAGATCCATTTCCTAACTTAAACTTTCCTGTATCTGTTTCTACTCCTAGCTCCCCTGAAGCTATAATTGGGTTATTTTCAGACCAGTTTGAAGCAGTATCTCTTCTTAGTTGAATAACAATTGCCATAATTTAATTATACCTCATCTAAAAAAATCCAACAAAGGAGCTTGTTTGGTCTCCTTGTGTAAATGCATAGGGTAAAGAGTTATAGTTTGATGCACCATCACCTATTTTTACTTGATTTGTATCTGTTTCTATAACCATTTCTCCAGAATATATAATTGGGTTTTCAGAAGACCACTCAGATTTGGTTGCTCTTCTAAATTGTATTAAGATTGCCACTACGTTGCCCCCCCTCCATCAATACCAGTAACTCCTCCATAAATACTATTAGACATACCCCCATCATAATTTCCTGTTGGACTAATAGTTGCAGACCCGATTTCTATCCATTGATTTGATGATCCATCTTCGTAGTATACATAAGTTCTAGCATTTGATGATCTATACCAAAGTTGTCCACTTGTTGGTGATTCTGGTGCACTATCGCTTACAATAAGGGCTCCACCACCTCCACCACCTCCAGCAAGTGGTGACCAGGATGATCCATCATAAACCTTTAATTCGGAATCAACAGTATTAAAGTAAATTTCACCAGAGGTTCCTGACGCAGGATCTGATGAAAGGTTTACAACTCTCTGTGTACTAAGAAGTCTTGTGGTCATATTTACATTATACCTTTCTTGATTAGTGGGGGTAGGTAATTTTACAGCCCTACCCCCAAAAAATCAAATTATCCTATTACTACTACTCTGTATGCATTGCTGCTTGGAGCAACGGTAAATGAAACTGTCACAGTGTTTGTATCTGTTCTGACAACATCTGTCTCAACAGTATCGTAAGAAGCATTATCATAAATATTTACAATAACATCTTTTGTTCCTAAATTGTGAGAAACTGCAAACGATGTATTTGCTCCATTTCCAACATCTGCAGAAAACTTATCTGTTTTATCTGATTGAAGATTAGATATATCACTTTCATTTGTAGAAACTCTATCGCTTAAAGCAGAAATATCACTAGCGTTTGCTGCACCATCACTAGCATTTGTCAATACATCTGACTGAAGTGTTGAAATATCTCCTTCATTTGCAGATACACGATCAGCGAGCGCGTTGACGTCTCCAGAATTACCAATGACAGCATATGTTGATCCATCATTGCTCAGTTCCCAAACATCTGTAGTTTCATTGTATCTAATTGCTACAGTTGGGTCGGATCCTCTGTTAATTTCAATACCAGCATTTTCTGTAGCAGAACCTGTAGCATTTGAGTTTAAGGTAATAATATTGTCAGCAAGAAGAATCTGTTCGGTATTTACCGTTGTTGTTGTTCCTGAAATAGTAAGGTCTCCATCAACAATAAGGTCTCCACTAACCGTAAGGTCATTTGGAGTAACCATATTTGATGGAAGACTCAAAGTTACAGAAGCACCTTCTCCAGTTCCACTAACATCGATTTCATTTGCTGTTCCAGAGACTGATTCAACATAGTTTCCAGTTGTGTCTGTTCCAAGTTCCACGCTATTAGCAGCAACTGTTGTTGTTATATTAATAGCAGATGAGCCATCAAAGTTTGCCGTACCAGTTACATCACCACTAAGCTCAATTTCTCTTGTTGTTGCGAGCTTTGTTGCCGTATCAGCTTTTCCTGTAACATCACCTACAAGGTTTGCATGAATTTCATCTGGTAGTCCGACTGTTGCAACTCCAGATGCATCTACTGAGACAGTTACCTCATTTGTTGTTCCTTGGACATCTGTTACAGCACCTACATAGGTCCATACAGAGCCATGATAAACCTTAAGAAGTCCATCTGCTGTATTGTAATAAATTCGTCCTTCAAAATTACCAGTAGACGGGTCACTGGAAAGTTTTTCAAAGGTACCATTTAAAATTTGATTACCCGCTAAATCAATATGAGTAAGAATTTTTTTTGCCATATAAAACTCATCTCCTTTCTAAGATAAGTAAGCCGATCCTGATATTGGAATTGAAAATGTTGCTTCTATATGGCTAATGTTAATATAAACATAGCTTCCTTCAACAACATTTCCTTCATTATCGACTACAGTTATGTTTGGAATAAAACTCAAACTATGAGCAATATCCCAGATAGCGGAAGGAGTGTCTTGATTATATATCTGACCAAGATTTTCTGGATCAGATGCTACTAAGGTAACTCCTTCTCCCCAACCACTATCTGTTTTTGGACCAAAGAGTTTAGCAGTACTTGTATTTATATACTGATCTCCAATTAGTCCTATTACCGAAGAAGGATTTGAATTCCCCGATAAAACTTGTATCCCCCTTGAACCTTGAGGACCAGAATCAGAAAGAAGTATTGATACGTTCGAGTCTTCTACTATTATTTCTGATCTTGACATTATTTTGTCACCTCTGGGGTAACAATAAATTTTCCTTCAATAATTCTATAAACATCTGTTCCTATTATAAGCTCTAAGTCATATACATAATCTTTTGCATAAAAGTTAGCAGTATTTAATGCAGAAATGTTTAAATCTATATTTCCATCACTATCTAAAGAAATA